TAAATTAAAAGCAGAAATTAAAAGGTTAAAAGCTGAACTATCTAAGAAACCTGCTGACTCACCAATTAACACAAATAAATTTAGTTCTGAGAAATGGGTAGCTACTAAAAAAGACCTTAGTAAAATGACTAAACAAGATAGATTCTTATACAATTTAAATAAGTAACAAATAACAAATAAAAAAATAATTAACAATTAAAAATTAAAAAACAATGGCACAACCAACTATTACAAGTTCAAATTTTACGGGGACTGCAGCGGGATTTTATATTTCGGCTGCTTTAAAAGAAGCAAAATCGTTAGAATACCTAACAATGATAGAAAATGTTAAATATAAAAGTAACATACAAAAACAAGCTGCAGCATCAGTATTAGCAGATGCTACGTGCGATTTCACAGCTGCTGGAACTCTTACAATGACTGAAAATGTGCTTGAACCAAAATTATTACAAATAAATATGGACATTTGCTCGGAAAATCTTTTGAGTTCCTGGGAAAGTTTACAGATGAGAGCTGGTGCTGGTGCGCCTCCTCCTGCTTCTTTTGATGACTATGTAATTTCTTATATGGCTGGAATTATAGCAGATGGAACTGAGAGCGGAATATGGTTAGGAACTGCTGCTGGCGCAGGTTCGTTTCAAGGGTTTGTAGGAACAGGTGGTTATTTATTAGCTGCTCAAGATGCTACAGTTGTACAAGTAGACAATGATGGTGGTGCTGGAACTGCTTATACTGCCGCTAACATTATAGCAAACTTACAAGATTTAACTGCTGCAATTCCTGCTGCTGTTTATGTAAAAGAGGACTTACATATTTATATGTCACCAAAGACTTTTAGATTATACATTTCTGCTGTTTCTACATTAGGGTACATCAATGCTTACTCAATGAACAAAGACTATGATGCAGTATTTGAAGGCGTTAAAATAGCAGTTTGTCCAGGTATGAGAAATGATACTATGGTAGCTGCTCAAAAATCTAATTTATTTTATGGAACTGACCTTTTAAGTGACTCGACTCGTATAAATTTGCTCGACCTCAGTCAAATCGACGGGAGTCAAAATATTAGATTAGTAGCAAGATATTCATCTGGTGTTAAACAAGGTATCGGGTCTGATATTGTTCTTATAGACTAGTAAATAGATTTAATAATTAAATACATAATAAACAATGGCGTGTGGAACATTAACGAAAGGCAGGGGCTTAGACTGCAATAGAACGGCAGGAGGAATAAAGGCGATATTTTTTGGTGTATATGACGAATTTGATGACCCTATCAGCACAACTGGTATTGTTCAATCTGCTGGTGAAATTACAGATATTCAAATGGGTGGTAATGACCTTTACAGATATATACTGCCTTTGGGTACTGCTACTGTAAGTGAAGCTATAACAGGCTCTACGGAAAATGGCAGCATCTTTTATGCTCCTACTGTAACTATTATGCTTAACGGACTTAGCAAGGCTGACCAAAATCAAATTAAATTATTAGCAGCAACTAAAGTGGTTATATTTGCTCAATTAAATGCGAAATTAGCTGGAATAGATGTTATTATAGGGCTAGGTGTAACAAATGGTATGAACTTAAACTCAGGTACTATTGATTCAGGTGCTGCTTTTGGAGACCGTAATGGGTACTCTTTGACCTTTACAGGAATGGAGCCTTTGCCATTTGCAACAGTAGCTCCTTATACTACTGCGCCATTTGATAATGCAGCATTTGCTATTAATGCAATAGTAACTTCATAGTTAGTTTAGTTAGTAGTTTTAGTATATTTCTTATATTTCTTAGAGAAGAGTGGTTTTTTAGCCACTCTTTTCTTTTTTAAATTAGTTAAAAACAAAGTAAAGCAAATAAATAATCAACTTTTCTATTATATAGTAGGTAAAAGAAATATGATACAAGCAATTACAGGAACTAACTTAACGGTATACATACAAACTGAAGACAATCGTATTAATACTTCAGTAGCTAAAAGTAAAATTAGGCATTTGTTTAAGTTTACAAATGATATGGATAAGTCTATTGTATATGCTTATGCTAAAACTCTAGTTATTGAAAATAGATATACTGAATTTGGCTTTGATTATAATCCAACTCCTAATGTTTATTTAGGTAGAATAGATTTAAAACCTGCTGGATATTGGAAATATGAAGTTTATGAGGTTAGTTGGACAGGAACGGTTGAAGTATCTTTTGGTTTTGCTCCTGCAACAGAAACTGATGTTTTAAGCCCTGCAGCTTCACATAAAGGTATTGTTCAGGGGTTAGTGACTAAAGGTAAGATGTATGTAGCAGACGCTACAGGAACGGCTCAGGTTCAATATACGCCTTATGTAGAGCCAACGACTACGAATTATATATATTACGGACAATAAAAATTAATTAAAAAAATAAAAGAATAAAAAAATGGCAATAGATAATGTACAAGCAGTTTTATCAAAACAAATAGGCACAAATAAATGTGATGTAATAAGCACAACAGCAATGACAGATAAAGATTATTACTGTATTTATTTTCCAGTAGAAAGTGTAATAGCTTCTATAGTAGCAACAAATGCTACAACGGCTACTGGTTCTGCAATAGCAAATCTTCATACTACAATGGCTGCTGGAACGACCTTGTTTTTAAATATAACTGATATTACTTTAACTTCAGGAGTGGGTATTTGTTATTACACTCAAGCTCAGTAATGTTAGCTTTAAAACAAGCATTAAGTTTATCATCTACTAAGATTCTAGGTGCTTGGAGTCCTGGACAAGAAGCTAGTCTAGTGGCGTGGTATCAATACCAAACTGGAATTACTTTAAACGGTTCTGATGTTAGTGAATGGGCAGATTATACAGGTAATTATAATATGGTTCAGGCAATAGCTATTAAACAACCTGCTTATTCAAGTGGAACTTTAACTTTTGATAGTGCTGATATTCAGTTTTTACAAACCACAGGACAAATAATTTTAGCAGGAGATTTTACTATTGGTTTTAGAGTTCAACCAACTCTATTTCAAGGAGCGGTATTAGGAGATAATAATACTAGTGGAGAGTTTGTAAGATTTAATACCGCTACTCAATTAAGAATAACTATTAATAGTGTTAGTCTTAATTTTACTATTACTTCTGCTGGTGATGATTACTATGTATTAACTAGAAGCGGCTCTGATATAAACCTACATCAAAATGGAGTTTTAAATGCAACAACAAACACTTCTTCTGATGATGCAGATATTGACACTATTGGAGCTAGACGTACAAACGCAAGTCCTTTTGATGGCACAATGAAAGAGATACAAATATACAGCTCAACAAGTGCTACTTTGACTGCTAACGTTAATACAAGACTAGCAGAGCTATAAAATAAAAAAGTAATACCGTATTATGAAAAACAACTTAATAAGTATATCATTAGCAACAGCAACAGCACCAATAGTACAAGAGGTTAGAGGTAAGGACTGGATTGAATACGGAACTGATGAGTGGAAAAACCTTTACCCTCAGTTTCTTATTGACCTTTACTACAATTCTAGTACTCATAGTGCTATTATAAATGCAACAGCTGAAATGATTGCAGGTGAGGACTTGTATGTAGAAAATGAAGATGACAATTTAGAGGCGTATGTTAGACTTAAAAAGTTTTTAAGACACGCTAACGGAAAAGAATCTTTACATCAAGTAGTTAAAAAAGTAGCCTTTGACTTTAAGCTACAAGGTGCTTACGCTTTACATATAATCTGGAATCAAGAAAGAACTGAAATTGCTGAGGTTTATCACGTGCCAGTAGAAAGGGTAAGAGCAGGAATACCAAACACATTAGGGCAAATAGATTCTTATTTTATAAGTTCAAATTGGAGTGATGTTAGAAACCACCCACCACACGAAATAAAAGCATTTGATAGACTAGACAGAACTTCAGCTAGTCAGTTAATATATACAGGCTCTTACAGTCCTAATATGGATATATACCACACGCCTGATTATATAGCAGGTTGCAACTGGGCATTAGTTGACCAAAGAGTAGCTGAGTTCCACCTTAATAATATACAGAACGGATTTAGTGGGTCTTATTTCATTTCCTTTGCGAATGGCATACCGACACAAGAAGAAAGATTTCAAATAGAACAAAGCCTTACTGAGAAATTTGCAGGAGCTAAGAACTCAGGCAAGTTTATTTTAACATTCTCAGATGATAAAACTAGAACTCCTG